ATATCTCTTCGTATTGCAGATTCATTAGAGTTTGCTTTAACAAACGAAGCTTTAGTCAATAGTATAAGTTTATATAACGTCGCTACGTTAGAAGAAATGAAAGAATTACATTTATATGATTTTGGTATATTTTTAGAATTAGAACCAGATGAAGAGGATAAACAAGTGTTGGAGCAAAATATACAAATAGCTTTAAAAGCTAATCAGATAAATTTAGAAGATGCTATAGATATACGACAAATACATAATCTTAAACTAGCTAATCAACTTCTTAAATTAAAACGAAAGCAAAAGCAAAAAGAAGATCAACAGCAGCAACAAAAAATGGTTCAAATGCAAGCAAAAGCCAGTGCAGACGCAGCGGAAAAAGCAGCTATGGCAGAAGTACAAAAACAGCAAGCATTAGCTCAAACTGAACTACAGATTGAACAAGGTAAATCTCAGCTTAAGATACAGCAAATGGATAAAGAGTTAGCTATTAAGACTCAACTTGCAGAACAAAAGTTTGGTTATGATATGCAGTTAGCTCAGATTGATGTTCAAAAAGATGTAAGAAGAGAACAAATGATTGAAGATAGAAAAGATCAACGTTCTAAGTTAGAAGCAACGCAGCAAAGCGCAATGATTCAGCAAAGACAAGATGACTTACTACCTACGGATTTTAGGGATCCAGCTAGTGGTAATTCTATACCTCAATCATTACCCCCACAGATGGGAATGTAAATTATATAATATCATATCATGGAAGAAAAACAAGAAGAAGTAAAACAGGAAGGTGACTTTAAAATTAAAAAGAAACCTGGGAGACCAAAAAAGTTGACTAACAAAAAAGAAACAACTACTCCTAAAATTGAAATAAAAAAAGAAGATCAAGCAGATCCAGTTGTAACCAACGCTAACGAGGACAAGGAGAAAGAAAGTAGTATAGTTGAAGAACCTAAGCAAGAGTCTAGTAAAGAAGAAGTAAAAGCTGAAACCGCTTCTCCAATACAAGAAATAGCTAAAGAACCTACTGCTCCAAAACCAGAGGAAAATAAAATACCTGATGGTGTTAAAAAATTAGTGGATTTTATGGAAGAAACAGGTGGAGATATGAAAGACTATATTAGATTAAATGCTGACTATACTAATGTAGATGAAAATGTTTTACTAAAAGAATATTATAAGAATTCTAAACCACATTTAAACGATGAAGAAATTAGTTTTATAATGGAAGAAAAGTTTAAAGTGGATGAAGATTACGACGAAGAGCGGGAAGTGCGTCGAAAAAAACTCGCTAAAAAAGAAGAGGTTATAAAAGCCAAAGACTTTCTTGAAGATTTAAAATCAAAATATTACGAAGAAATCAAGTTGAGGCCTACAGTAAATAATGAAATGAAGAAAGCAGGAGACTTTTTTAACCGATACAAAAAAGAACAGGAAATAGCTAAGAAACAACACGAAGATTTTAAAAATGTAACTAACGAATATTTTACTAATGAGTTCAAAGGTTTTGAGTTCGGAGTTGGTGAAAAGAATTTTAGATACTCTGTTAATAATCCAGGTGATGTTGCTGAAGCCCAATCTGATATTTCAAATGTGCTTAAGAAGTTCTTAAACGAAAAAGGAGAGGTTATAGATTATAAAGGTTATCACAAAGCTATGTACGCCGCTAGAAACGCAGATACTATTGCAAACCATTTTTACGAGCAAGGCAAAGCCGACGCTGTTAAAGATGTTATGGCTAAATCCAAAAATATAGATCCAAATATTAGGCAAACAAAAGCGCCTGATGATATCTATATGAATGGATTTAAAGTAAAAGCGGTAAACGGTTTAGATAGTTCTAAATTAAAAATTAAAAAACGATAAAAATTAAAACCAAAAATTATGGCTTTAGGAAATTTTACAGTGCAAAACGCTGGGTTAACGCCAACACAAGATCAATCAGTGCTGTCAAGCAACTACTTACAGTGGACTGATCCAAATGCTGCTGACTTTAGTAGCTTTGCACAACAATACTTACCTGAATTATATGAGCAGGAAGTAGAAAGATTTGGTAACAGAACGTTATCAGGATTCTTAAGAATGGTAGGCGCGGAAATGCCTATGACATCTGATCAAGTAATTTGGTCTGAACAAAATAGATTACACATTGGGTATGATAATGTATCTAAGGGAGTACCTGGTGCCGGTGGTGCGACTGTATTTTCAGTTGTAGTTCCTGCTGGTAACGAAGTTGCAGTTAGAGTTAATCAAAACATTGTAGTGTTTGATCCAGCTACTGGATTAACATTAAAAGGTTTAATTACTGTGGCTCCAAACCCTGGACAACCTAACAACTTAGACTTTACAGCTGTTTGTTATACTGCTGCTGATTTTGCTGCTTTATCAAATGCTGATCTAAAAGTATTCGTTTACGGATCTGACTTTGCAAAAGGTACATTAGGAATGGAAGGCTCTGTGAGTCCATCATTTACTCAATTCCAAAATAGACCAATTATTATTAAAGATAAATATTTAGTTAATGGTTCTGATACTGCTCAAATTGGTTGGGTTGAAGTTGCTACTGAAGACGGAACATCTGGATTCTTATGGTATATGAAAGCTGAATCAGAAACTAGATTAAGATATGAAGATTATCTTGAAATGTCAATGGTTGAAGGAGAATTAGCTTCTGCTGGTTCTGGTGTTGCTGGTTTAGCTGGTGGTACTAATGGTCAAGGTACTCAAGGTATGTTTGCTGCTCTAGAAGACAGAGGAAATGTATATGCTGGTTTTTCTGGTGCTGCTAATCCTGGTGCTGGTGCTTTAGGTGATTTCGATCAAATCTTAGCACAATTAGACTTACAAGGTGCAATTGAAGAAAACATGTTATTCTTAGATAGAGCTACTGCTTTAGACTTTGATGATATGATTGCTGCTCAAGCTGGTGGTGGTTACAACAACACTGCTGCGGCTTCTTATGGTCTTTTTGACAACGAAGCTGAAATGGCACTTAACTTTGGTTTCTCTGGTTTCAGAAGAGGTTCTTATGACTTCTACAAAACTGACTGGAAATATCTAAATGATGCTTCTACAAGGGGAATGGTTAATGACATTAAAGGTGTGTTAATTCCTGCTGGAACTTCAACAGTATACGATCAAATGTTAGGATCAAACATCAGACGTCCGTTCTTACACGTAAGATACAGAGCTTCTGAAACAGACGATAGAAGAATGAAATCATGGATTACTGGTTCAGTAGGTGGAGCTTATACTTCATCTCTTGATGCTATGGAAGTTCATTATCTTTCTGAAAGATGTCTATGTGTACAAGCTGCTAATAACTTTGTATTATTCGTAGCGTAATTTATTAACCTTTTAAAACATAAATTATGTCGAGTATAAAAGTAAAATTAGCAACAGGCGGAGAATATTATATATCTTCTCCAGCCAATGATTTACCAACAAACAGCACTTTCTCACCTCAATTTTCTAACTTTGAATGGGGTGGAACTAATTACGAAATTGCAAACTACAAAGTAGATGCAAATGAGGATATAGTAAACTGGAATGCTGGTATTGAAATGGCTTATTTATATATAACACTAGACCCAGGTTCATTAGGATATCCTGATTTAGGAGCTGAAATAACTAATAACATAGATCTTGTTCCATATCTAACTTTAGATGGAAGAGAATCAATGGGTAGAGTTATTCAATCACTTGGCGCTTCAGAAACGGAGATAGTAGATTTTAGTTTGATATATTCTTGGTCAACTGTTGGTGGTGGATTAACTACTGATGACTTTAAAGTTATAGTTGGAGAATTAAACACTCTAAGAGCTCAAGCAGCAACAGCAGCTTCTGACGAAGAACAAAACTGTGCTGATGCTTTAAGTGGTGGTGATCCTTCATATACATGGCCTGATGGCTTTGTGTGTACGTCATCACAGTGTTGTCAAGATCATAAAGATCAGTATCAACTTTTCGTGTTTGTTCCACAAGCTTTAGAGCTATTAAAAATAAACGGAATAACAGCTGAGGATATAACTAAAAAGCATATCTATAAATTCGCCTCACCAAGCGGTCCATCTTAATAAATAACCTTAATAACTATACAGCCTTTGTTTTAAGCAGAGGCTGTTTTTAAAAAATAAATTATGAAAAAAACAATAAGTTATAAATTAGGAATGCCACCATTTGGAGCTAAGGGTAAAGCCAACCCTTTGCAAGTTTATCAAAACCCGTTTTCAACAGATGGTAAGGTATATATTCCATACGCAGATCCGTTTATTGAAGCAAGATGTGTTTATTTATCTAGACTTGGCGCGGTAATAGCATTAACTACTCCAAAACAAAGTGGGGATGGTATTGTTTATAAAACGCTTATAGCTTCAGCATTACTTAGTCAATCATGGACAATTACGGATGCCTATACTAAACTGTTTGAAGCAACAGGTAATACTAGTTTAGCAGATTATATAGGAGGAATTTCCTCAGAGTATAATCCAATAACTGGAGGTATTGACGCAAAAAAACCACAAAGTGTTTACACTCAAGCAGCATTTGGTATAGACAAAAGTTTATCAGAAGCTATGAAGTCAGACACTAGTGAAATAATTGATTTCAGCTATGCGGTTGATTATGACCCAGAAATAATGTCACGTTATATTACTCAAAGCGGAACAACACATGTCACTAGAAATGGCGAGTTTTTTGATCCTTATGACGAAGATAAAAAAATGGTTCCTTTATGGAGGCCTGATTTAAGAGACGAAGTTCCGTCTAGAGCAAACGGGAAACAAGCTCAAAAAGTAGATGGAAGTTTTATTTCTTTTTGGCCTGTTGAGGTTTCAGATATGACTGAAAGTGAATATGACTATGATGCTGGTGGGCTTGACTCGTTAGTGAATGATGGAATAGACAAATTAAATTCATCAAGAACGCAGCAAACGGAAATTTGGCAGGAAGAATATTCAAATGAATAACCTTAAAACAAAAAACAATTAAAAATTATATTATATTATATTATGTCAACAAAAGAAAAAACATGGGAAGTTAAGGATAGAAATTACTATCTTTTAAATAATAAATCACCATTAACATACACGTTACGCTCTAAACATACTAGACGTTTTCCGTTAATGCACTTTGACGAAGAAAAAGGATATCAAAGAGAACTTAGATATGCTAGTAATCAAAAATCTGTATTCACTGACGAGCAGCAAGGAATGGCAACGTTAGAGCATGTTGTATTTAAAGATGGGGTTTTATTTGTACCTAAAGAAAAACAAAACTTACAGAAACTTATGTCTTTGTATCATCCAGATATTAACAAAAAGTTTGCTGAACTTGATAGAGTTCAAAATGCAGAAAGTGAAATAGACTGGATTGAAGCAGAGTTTGAAGCTGTATCTTTAGCTAGAACTTTAGATGTAGAGCATTGTGAAGCTATACTAAGAGTTGAGCAAGGTTCTAAAGTGTCTAGCATGAGCTCTAAGGAGATTAGAAGAGATTTACTTATATTTTCTAAGAAAAATCCAATACTATTCTTAGAGTTAGCTAATGATGATAATGTAGAACTTAGAAATTTTGCTATAAAAGCTAATGAAGCTCAGATTATTAAATTATCCAATGATCAAAGAACGTTTGCTTGGGCTAGCAATGGTAAAAAGTTAATGACAGTTCCTTTTGAAGAAAACCCATATTCAGCTTTTGCTGCATGGTTAAAAACAGACGAAGGTGTTGAAGTTTACAAATCAATACAAAAGAAGTTAAATTAAGTTTTAACCTGTAATAATAATAGTTAGGCGGCCAAGCGCCGCCTTTCTTTTTTAACAAAAATATTAAAATGGCTATAAATGTAAATACAGTATACCAAACCGTCTTGTTGATATTAAACAAAGAACAAAGAGGTTATTTAACACCAAATGAATTTAACAAAATAGCTACTCAAGTTCAATTAGAAGTATTTGAAAAATACTTTGAAGATCTTAATCAACAACTTAGACTGCCTGGAAATGATAATGAATATGCAGACAGAGTAGAAGTTTTAGATGAAGAAATATCTATATTTAAAACTTATGGAGACGCGCAATATTATAGCACAGATCCTTTAGGTCCTATAGATAACCCTTATTTTTATTTACCATCAGACGTGCATAGAATAGGCACTGTAATGTACAAAGGTGAGCAAGCTCTTCAAAGAACTAATAGAGGCGAGTTTTTACATTTAAACATGTCTAAACTAACTAGACCTACTACGAATTATCCTATGTATATTCAAGAAAATCAAGTGTCTCCGGAAGATCCTTTAAATCCCGGTAGTATACTTTGTGATGACTGTATTAGAGTTTATGTATACCCTGAAGAAATTAAAAAAGATGTAACCTTATCCTATGTTAGGAAGCCTAAAGATGTTATATGGGCTTACGTGGTAGGATCACAAGGTCAATATGTATGGGATGGAGCAGGTGTTACAGGGGTGATAATTCCAAACACTGGATCTGTTGATTTTGAACTAGACGCGACAGAGCAAACAAAAGTAATTTTACAAATATTAATGTATGCTGGAGTAGTTATAAGAGATCCTCAAATAGTTCAAGCAGCAGCAGCTCAAGTACAAGCAACCGAAGTAAATCAAAAAAGTTAAAACATGGCTAATTCTCCAAATGGTGGTTTAATAA